GGACACATATCTCATCACCGCTTTCCAATCGCGACAACGCCTGGAAGATACGCGCACCATCGAAGCACGTTCCAATGAAATACCCCCCCAATTTGGTACACTCCGCCACATTCTGCAGAAATGTATGCAGTTTCATGATGTTTTCAAAGAAGTAGTGAACCGCGAATTGAACAGAGCAAATATCAAACCCATCGGCGCCACGCCCATAATGCGGGTATACGCCTCGACCCAATACACTGGCATCCTTGGCGCCTTCCCCGAAAATCGCGCGTGTAATCAGGCGATACCTCTCGCTAATTGCGGCCTGACCAGACTTAATCTCTTTACTACTGTCACCATGAATGAAGATTGCATCCGGGATATTGTTCTTGGTTTTCTTGATATCCAAATACCGCGCACACACACCGTCGAACTTATGCTCCAGATTGTCTTTGGAATAATCAATCCCGAATACAAACCCGAGTTTGGCCGCCATCCATTTCGGTAAATCGCCGCCCTTCCCCACCGCGAGGTCAATGAGCGTATTTCCTGGACGTGCAACACTCATTATCAATTTGCGCTTGATGTATAGGTTGTGAAAATCGCGCATGCCCTTTGTCATCGTACTTATTTTGGTGCCGCGACCCATGTCGACGCCGCCGCCGCCGCTAGATTCCGCGTGATTGTAGTAAATGTCATCGCTGATAAACTCATCAGGAATGCCGTCTCCCGTCATTATCATCTCGGGTGTTATCGGGTTGTGAATCGAATGCCAGTTGTTATTTGCGACATGATAGGCGTTTCCGTAGTTTTTCCCACCCGCGCGGTATTCCGCCGTTTTATCGTGACGAACGCGTAAAGGGGACCACCGCCAATTCACAGGTTGAGATGCGTCGTAACTAAACTCGACAATCGTTTCATCCTGGAGGATATCATTCTCCGTTGTCATCATTTGACTCACTCCCGCTTCATCTGGACGCAACATGATGTGACATACATGCGCGTCATTATCGTAAGGGTATGTCGGGTAAAATGGCGCTGGTTTGTATGCATCGTCGGCGTTGCCACTGTCACGAGGGACGCGGGGGTGTCGGTCCACCCCTTCAATCAATGACACGCACGGATTCAGGTGCCCGTGCTTTCGCTCATCATATCCCACACGCAATACCAGCGTTTTATATTGCTGAATCTGGACACATCTCGACATATCAACACCAGATTTGAATACATTGCTGACAAGGTCTTCAGTGTCTTCGCCCTTCTTTGTAGTAACAAGGAAATCAATCGTGTTCATATGCGCGGGCTTCCATTTGAATGAATAATCCCATGTGGATTTATACAGGGGACCTGCTTCCGTCGGGTCATTTCGCACATTACTGCCGACACCGAAATCAATCGGTGTAAATATGAGTCCGTCCGTGTGATACTCGAACTGATGTTCGTCACACTTGCGCAATATAACTGCGCAACAATCGAAGATGGTTTTCCCCGTAGACTGCGACGAGATTTCGAATTTCTTGGTTTCAATACGAATCGGCGGTAATGAATCTGCTCCGCCTGACACACATTTCAGTTGCAGGTTCTTGACGAGACTTTCCATCAATGGCAGGCGGAAGTTCGTGAGAACCTGGTCTTCGTCGATTGCCGGGAAGAAGAGTCGGGCGCGAATATCGGCTTTGTGCACGAAATATACATCAAATGCCAGGAATACATTAATAAAGTCCCCGCTTTTGTTGTGAAGAATATGTTCGCCGTCAAGTAGTGAATTGTATAGTTTTGAGTTCAACGAAACCGCGCCAGTGAATTGAACATTCATATTCATGTCGATGAGATAGACATGCCCGGTTTTTGGCGCAATAAACAGGAGTTTACGTTGCCCATCCGCCTTTTCCGTCACAGAGTAATTCAAACGGATATTTGGGACCTTGGAGTCAGGGTCGATGGGACGGATATTCTGCATTTGCAATGTATAGGAAGACGGTCCGATGAAGTGTTTTGGGCGGAGTATTACCGCGGGTGTTTTTCTATCACGTTCATGTTCAAGTTCGCGTGCATGCAATTTGGCGCGGGTTTGGTCGCGGTCGCGGTCGCGGTCACGGTCGCTTTCGCTGTCACTCCCGCTGTCGCTATCCTGGCGGCGGCGGTCTTGATGATCCGCCGCCTCATCCGGATGAATCAACTCGTAATACTTGCGCTGAACACTGCTTATTTCCGACGAAGAAATCGGATAGTTCGTTCCTTGCATTCCCGACATGACAATTTTAATCATTTTGCGCAAGTTATCCATCAGGTGCTTCGGATGATTGAATGCAGTTCCTGGACCGACGAGGTCATTGATGACTTCAATTTCGATTTCATACCGGATGGGGCTTTCGAGGACCTTCGCAGCCTCAAAGGTAGACGCCGAAATATAACCACTCTGGTCTTTCAACGATTCTTTCACGACGCTCATATCGATTTGAAATGGAAAGTCGGGGTGTTTCAGTGTGCTTCGATTGATATACCGAAACGTCTTCTTATTATCGTTCCATGTGTTCAAAATAGACCGGGCAAGCGTGGATGTATTCGCAATACGCTTTTCACGTTGATAACTCACCTTGAAATTGAAATCGTCGAATATGACTGGATGGATTGTATCGCCGCCGCCGCCGATGCCGATGCCGCCGATACCCCCACTGCCGCCGCCGCCGCCGCCGCCGCCAGTCTTGGCGTACATTTTCTGTGTAAAGAGGGTATATTTCTCATCGGGCGTATTTGTCTTGCAATAATTCTGGACATCGTTGATGCCGTGGATTTCCGCGCGAATGAGCGAAAGTTTGGTCTGTCCCGTTTTTTGGTCGATGAACTCGTTCTGTATTTTCAATGAATATGCATTCTTTTTCATAAAGGTAAACCCGGATGACAACAATTTCTGGACGACTCCGTCGAATCTTTCTCGCGTAGTCGGTGCATTTCCTCGTGTTCCAAATCGTATTTCCAACTCTGGAATCCCATCTGTTTTATCAAGTAGACCTTCTAAATAATGTGATGCGATTTTTTCAAACTCAGATTGTTTCGCGGATGCGGTCGATGCGGTCGACGCAACTGAGTTGGGTACACCGCGGTTTCTCGGCATGTATATATATATGAATCGGATATTATTTATACACAATTCATAGATATACTTCAATTTTATACTATTTATTATTATAAGTACTTACAAATCGCTTCATACAATTCGGGTTTTGTCTTCCGTTTTTCCGTTCCCATCGAACCAAACTTACCGGGAATGACGCTGGCAATTGGCAGGTTTAATTTAACGGATATGTCCGCGAGGTCTTGCAGTTTATATGCCGACATTGGGCGAATTGGTGCGGATATACTCTCCATGAGCCAATAATTCTTACGAATATAATTCAAATAGTCTCTATTGGTGTGCAGTGGACTGGCGTACAATACGTATTTTCCCTTTATTTTTTCGATAATGAACGGGGTTGCGTTGCCACCGCCGCCGACCTCGTAATATTTTCGCCCATCAACGATGCAAACAGATATATTATTACATAATGCGATGGCTTGTAATGTCTCCGGATGAATGAATGGTTTATGTACCAGGGTTTCTTCAATACCGCTTATTTTGAGTTTGTTTGCTTTTAAAATCGGCTTAGTTTTTCGCACGAGTTCAACTAATTCAAACTTGAATCGATTCGACTCTGTATAATGATTCTCAATGGTTTCAAACCTTTCATGACCATTTATCATAATGTATGCTATCCAAAGAAGTGAATCTGGTGCTTTTCCACAGCACGGTGATATCGCATATTGCGCCATCACATCCGGATGAAACGGGGTTGTAATGATGTCGTTACAGTCGGACGACGATGACCCGGACGACGATGACCCGGACGACGACGACTCTGAATCTGAATCCGACGACGGCTCCGGCTCGGCCGGCTCTGGCTCCGGCTCCGGCTCAGGCTGTAGTGTCGCGTAAACTGGAATCGCCTTCTCTTTAAATGCATATACATCGTAAAACACGATTGACTCATTGAGGTTTTCAGATGTAAACGAAAAGGAATTATATAGACATGGAACCGCGTGCATTGTCACAGTTCGCGGTCGGTTATATATTATACACTAATTATCTTTATGCGTCTTATTCTCAAAGTATTCCTTCGAAAGGAACTGCTTCTGCTCTTCGATTTCATTTAATTGCTTCTCTTGCTGTATGACATAGTTCATATAATCCTCTAATTCACGCAATATCGCGTCGTTTATTTTGGATATATTCACAAAGACGCCATTCTTATTTTCATTGATTTGCGTCTGTTTATTGTGGAGTATACGCAGTATCTCGACCTGATGAATCACTGGCATATTTTCAATACCCTCTTTAAGTGCCATCAAGTAGTTTGTTTTCGTCTCGACTTGTTGCGCGATACTCTGTAGTTCATTCATTGCCGATAAACTTGCGATGATTGGCGGCGGTGTTGGCAGTGTTTGTGTCATATTTTCACTCATGTAAGCAGGCTCGGGCGCGGGTGCTGTTTAAAAAAATAACACAACGAAACTTTATACCCTTTATAATCTGTGTCTTCATTGACATAACGGCTGCGACGGCGGCGGCGACTCTGCATCAAGTAACATCGCAATCACGGTTACATGCGTGTCATGTAATACAAATCTGCGTCCGATAACTTCAACCGTCAATATATCTGATTCTTCAATCCGGTTGAATAACTCGCCGTGTTTCATATTCATATCACGCGAGAGGAACACCTCGATTGGAGATACACAACCAGGACGTAACCCCATCGCACCAGCCCGAATACCGGCTTGCGTAATCGTTCGCGTAATGCATTTGATAACACTGCGCTCTTCCGGAAAACAGATAAGACAGTCGGCTACAATGTCAAAGATGATATTCGCGGCATTCAAGGTTCCACACGAATATGTAGAAATCGAAATGGAGTTTGGTATGATATAACCTTCAATCGAACAGCGACCTTCCAGTTGGTTCGCTAGTTCTTTCACAAGTAGTTGTTTCACGTCGACATGTTGTTTGATTCTGTAAAATGGAATCACCAATCTTCGTTTGATTTGTTGTTGAGTAAAGAGGGCAGGGTCGCAGTACGATGTCGGCGCGGGTATTGATTCCGGCGGCTCTACTGTGGCCGGTTCCACCGTCGGTTCCGCCACCATCGGCTCTATTTTCTTTTTCTTTGGTCGAATCATCGTCGTCGTCGTCGGTCGTTTCACAGTCGTTGACGCCATTTACAACGAATGAATGATAGCTATATGAAATCTAGTTTTACGTTTATATCTTTATCAATTTTATTCAAATGTAGTCGCATATCACGACGCGCCAGTCGTCGTCGCCACCACCGCCGCCACCGGCCACGATTTGAAGCGGTCCTGCGCATCCATAGATGGTTCCCGACTGCACAAGTGCATAACATTCTTCCTTTGTCGCATGAGGCGGTATCGGTTCAAGTGTTGCTTTATATGCCCCATGGCGCAAAATACGACAGTTGAAATCACTACCGCGAATAATGAATGGTTCATGACAGTGAAGGCATATAAATATGTATTCCATAGTGCGCAAGCGTATTATATACTATTAACAGTAATATATAATATGTACTACGTTATACCAACTCGCCAATGACCGATATTGCGTCGTCTCCTATTTCAAACCGCTGGCCAATCACGCGAATGCGAACCTCTTCTTCTTCCTGCAGTCGCGTAAAATCCGCGCGGTCATAATGATGATCTCTCGCAATAAATACGACGACTGGCGTCTTCGGTTCGTTCAATGTTGCGCGAATACCTGCGAGGCTTATATTTTTTATCACGCATGAAAATACGACGCCTTCAACGAGAGAACACGCCAGACATTCATAGACAACATCAAATATCGCATATTTTCCATATAAGTATCCGTTGGAGTATGTCAATATTTTTACACTACCAGGTCGGATAAATCCTTCTGCCATACACTTTCCTTCCACCATTTTCGAGAGAATATGTTCAAGCGTGTCCTTTACGTTCCGCCCGATGATTCGAAACGGAACCTGTATTTTTCGCGTAAGTAGAATGGTGGTATAAATACCCAATTTGGGTTTTGATTGTACTCTTGCTTCTACTGCTCCTCCTGCTCCTGATTCTTTCGGTTGCATTGCGTATTTTGAAATTGCGGCAATACTCATATCACTATTATATCATTATACTTTATTTCTCCAAGTACAATTTTTCGATATTACATAACAACGCCTCACAAGGCGTGAAAAACCACTTTCGCCCGTTTACACGGGTTCGGTTGAATGTGCGCAATAAAAACTCTTGAAACACGCATAATTCACGTTGGGTTCGCGTTTTCGTGTTTTCCGCTGTGAGTTTGTATTCGTCACCGGATGTACTCGCATTCAACGAGAGTAATGCATTAATGGTTGAAATGGCGTCTGTTTTACCGGACTGGTCACATCGCGCACCTTTGTCGCGCTTCTTCGACATGACCTTTACCTTGAATATAAAGTATTCCTTCTTGAAAAACGAGATGAACCCGACCACCATATTCATACTTCGGATATGTGACGTCTGTAGTTCGCCTAAAAGTAGTTCGAAATCGCGTTCATCTTCCGGTTCAGCAGTCGTCCATTCTCTCGTTTCATACCGTAGTACAACTAGTGCGTAGGCTGGTTCTTTCTTCTCATGGAATAAGAGCAATCCTAGGTCTTGTGGTGCCGATGCCGATGCCGATGCCGCAGCCCCCGCGGCCCGTTTGCCAACCAATCGTCGAGAGATTACTTGTTGTGAATAGTAATTCAATAACATTCTCTCGAATGATGTCAGTGGCTGAACACTGGATACCTCTGCGGTCCCGCTCCCGCTCCCGCTCCCGCTCCCTGTCCTAAACGAGTAATTGTTTTTTTTATACAGGTAATTCACCAATTGTAGACTGTCATCAAACAATAAGTGTTCAAGGAGGTTTGCGACGACAAGTTCGTAGAGTTGGTCCTTTGTGATTTGAAACTCTTCGGTTTGAGAGATTTGGTCAATGACCTTTCCACAATAATAATACCATTCATCTTGGTCTTTTGTTGGTTTATCAAATACAGTTTTACAGGTTTCGAATGTATCCGCTAGTGTTGTAATAAGTACATCGATACGGCCCAGTGGTCCCCCGTCTTCGGGTGCATCGGGTGCGACTACGACAGGGACAGCAGCGATAGCAGCGGTAGCAGGGACACTATCGGCGACAGGAGCAGCAGACGCAGCAGCCGCAGCCGCAGTAGCCTGCTTTACTTTATTCGCCACTTTCTTGTTTGGAACTGCAGCGCTAGCACCGACGCCGACACCAGCGTTCAATCCAATACCCAGGTAATCTTCGGTTACTTCCCCTGGAAGAGGATATTCCACTGATGTGTGTTTGTACGGCACTGGTGTGCTGCGTTCGTGAATACTAATCCGTTTATCTGTGAGTTCGATGGGTTGAAATAGATAATAATCCCCGACATTAATAACACGACCCAGGCGCCCATATTTGTCATTTACATACTCATTGGGGTCACTTACCATGGTTGTCAATGCAAGATTGATTTGCGCAATCGGATAATGACGAACCGCGTTGACATGCGCAATAATCCCGTTTGGTCCCGTTTTTTTATAGAAAAAGCCATCCTTGTATAAATCACGTATCTTATGGATGATTTTGTCGAGATTCATCGACATGAACTTCTCATTGAATGTATCCAGCCTGACATCACTGTTGCCTCCCTGGGCTTCTTCGCCGTCGCTGTCGCTGTCCATTCCATATAATTCACTTTGCTCTTGTATCGGCCGTCCATTCGAAAATGTCGGGCGGCATACGTATTCACACCGCTCCATATAATCACACAATGCGGAATATGGGCGCGCGCCAACTTGATAGTCGATTTGTTTACGCGTCGAGAGATTTTGCTTGACAACTTGATTCAATTGCGCAGCCGTCTGTGAATTATGTTGAATATTCAAAAGACAGTCCACGGCCGACGTTCGCAATACGCGAGACACAACCCCAATCTTCACTGCTTTGAACTCCGAGAGACGGTATAAATAGAGGTCGATTGCTTCAATCTCGGCGTTTGTCAGTTGCGTCCCGTACAAGTACAACTCTACATTACGATGCGAATACGGAAGACGTTTGTGACTACAGTTACGAATCGCGCGTCCTATAATCTGCTCAAGGAGGTTCATATTGTACCATGGCTCCAAGATATGCACTTGGCGAATATTTTTGAAATCGAGACCTTCACTCCCCGCCACTGATATAATAACGACTTTCACATTTTCGCCGTGTGTATTATCATCGCTGGTAAGCGCCTTCAATTCATAGAGATTATCCGGCGAAATCGTCGGGTCTCCCGTAATCACAGAATAACGCGCAGGGCGAAACGGTTGGTTCGGATATTGCGCCTGGTGCTGTCGTTGAGGAAGCATCGTAATCGCGTCAATGCTCGGGGTAGGTCGAGTCCGGAAGAGTGACGAGTTTCCTCCCGCGGCACTATACCGTGTAAACCCGATTTCCTCTAATGCCAGTGCGATTGGCACAACCCCTCCGTCAATATATTGACTGTATGCGAGGATGATTCCGTCGCTTTTTAATACTGTATCGCATATATTCTTTATTTTTGCCGAGTAACGTCCAATATTCTCAGGCGCGAATATCCGCGACGATGCCTTTGTCGTTGTTTCACCGCGTGGTAACTTAAAGGCGCGTGTGAACTCCGGTCTATATTCGAAATTGAGACGCATCGGTGGATTCCCTGTTTCTTCGTAGGACATAATATGGCGCAACCCTTCTTTTCCGATACATGCGGTGATATCAAACTCGTCATTGGGATTGTTAATGTATTCTATGAGTGATGGGTGTGGGTATACGATGTTCAAGGCTTCCAGTGGACGTTGGACTGCCGCGTATCCAATCGTGTCCATATTCTCAAATGATGGGAAATCCGCTGATTCGACGATTGTAGATTCGTCGATTGCATCGGCTGCGACGGCGGCCTTTTTCCCTTTTCCTTTTCCTTCAGAACCGGATTCTGCCGCCGATGCCGCCGATGCAGCCGCCGCCGCCGCCGCCGCGACCTTTTTCCGACGAATCGTCGCAGTCTTCTTATAAATATACATGGCCTTCATATCACTAATAATGAACTTATACGCGGCTTCTTGTATATCACCGGCCGGCGTCATATATACGTCGATATGTTCAATGGGTTGGTCAATATGACGCCCATTGAGTTGAGTGCGTGGATATCCACCTCCTTCGCCGGCGCCGGCGCTGGCTGCATTCGTACGCACAAGAAGCGAATGCTCCGGTGAGTGTTCTCTCGGAAATATTCGATATGGAAAGGTATATGGATTCTCGCCGCGCACAAATGAAACATACCCGGTGGCTTTTCGAACCAGCAAGTCTTTCCCAATCTCTCGACCATCTGCATCCAAACGAAAGTTTCCGCGGTCATCAAATACATCCGCAATATCGATTGTCGCGCGGCGGTCGTTCAGGTTCATCAGATTGATTAACCATACAATCTCCTTGTAACTGTTATACATGGGTGTTCCCGACAATAATAGTAGACGCACATTGTTTACTTTCTGGACGATTTGAAACAATATCTTCGCCACACGTTTATCGCGGTTATCATCTGTGATGCGAATATTATGAACCTCGTCAATAATAATAAGCGTATTCGCGAAGAGTTTACGCAATTTTGATACGGAAAGGGTTTCGATTGCGAGGGTCTCTATATCGGCCGCTTTGGCAATATCCGCGGCTGATTTACGGCCCTTTTTCAGGACGGCTGCCGCCGCCGACGCCCCCGACGCCGACGCCGCATTTTTCCGGCGAACCTCATGTATCACGGCTTCATCCTGTGAAATACCCACACTCGATGCGTGTGTCCGTGCGTAATTCGCGAACTCATTATATCCGAAAAAGGAATAATGGGATGAAATCAGCTGGCGGATTTGTTTAATGATTTTATCCCGTGTTAACCCCTTCATATTCATGGGATTGATTTCCTTGATGAACTTATTCCCAGTACATGCGCGAATATTCCAGACACCTGGTTCAATCTCTCGGAGTTCACGTTCATCAAAGAGTTGGAGTCGGAAATTCTCCTGAACATTCGGTGATGCAATCACGAAGATTTGCTGGTTGATTCCCATTTGTTTCATGTAATCACGCATCTCCTCTGCAACACTAATTGCCGAACACGTTTTGCCTGTACCGAGTCCGTGATACAACAGCAGACTATTATAGGGCGTTTCAACGGAAAGGAAGTTGCGGACAAATTGCTGGTTGGGGGCGAGTTCAATCTGCGCATTACACAGAATCTCGGCCTCTTCTTCCACGTTTTTCGTGTTGTCTACATCCATTTTGGTATCGAAAAACTCCTTTCGAAGGGCGATTTTGGTATTGAAATTGGGGTCATTTAAGGTGGGGTATAATCCGGGGGTGGCTGCGGCTGCGGTGGCGGAGGCGTCGCGGTCGTCTTCCGCGTCACTTCCTGGTAATACACCAATATCATGTAATGTCATCTCTCGTTCAAGCAATTCTTTTTTCAACAATAACATGTTGAACTCCTTACTAAATGGATTATTGAGTTCTTCTGGTTTAAGACGGCGGCGCCCTTCTTCGATGTCTTTCTTCATTCGCGCGATTGCGGTTGGGTCGGCGGCGGCGGTGGCAGCGGCGGTGGCAGCGGCGCTCCTTTTCGGTCGCGGTTTTATTTTCAGAGGCGCGCGCGATGCGGCAGCGACTCCAAACTCGTCCGGTTCTTCCGGCATTATCGCCATTGCAGCCGATGCAACCGATGCAACGGATAGCTCCATTGGAATATTTTCATTCTCATTTTCCAGATTCTCCATGATTACTTATACTGATACTGATACTGATTCTTCAGCAATCCTTTATATAACGCTACGAAATAAAAAGGATTAAAATATACGGTAGCGGGACAATATGTTATTGATTTTACGAACAATCACGATTTTTTCTAAATTGTACGGGCGTATGGATTGAATGCACTCATCAAACGACATCCATTTCATGAGCCCAACCTCCATGATATCGTGCGCCTTCTTCGGTTTCTTATCTAGGTCGACCATTGCTAGAAAATACTTCTGTTTATAACACTTCATATCCGAACCCATGAATATTTCTTCGAATGGCGCGATATTTTGGATGACATTTTCTGCGATAATATCGTACCCTGTCTCTTCTAGGCATTCTCTCAGCGCACACGGCTGGTCTTTCTCATTATAGTTCCGCCGCCCTTTCGGAAACCCCCATTCTGTCTCCATCCATTTTGTCGTTGACTCGTCGATGAATTGCTGTAGGTTTTTTATACGCCCATCCTTTGTTCGGATGCCACTTAATACCTGGCGGTACTTTTCAAAGGACACATGTTCTTCGTTTTTATATTGACTTCCACGAGTGTAATCTCCCCATAAAAGACGCCACAATTGGTCAAATGTAAGACGCATGAGGTTGGATTTTTCAGTGACGGTCATTTCATCGATGATGCGCTGGATATAGGCTTCGTCGTTTAATGAATACTTGCCGCGGATAAAATCTACAAAACCGAATGAGTCGCGGCGGCGTATCATAAGAAATTCGGGGCCGGATTCACCACACCGAAATGCAATGACACCAATACTCGTAATCGGTGCGCGGCAGTTATTGTATACGTGATTTGTCCGGTTGCAATTATTGCAGAAGTACTTGTTGGGTTCATTTCCGGTGGCTGCGGTGACTGCGGTGGCTGCTGTGGCTGCGGTGGCCGACGTGCTGGGATTGTCACCGACTGCGCTGCCACCGCCGCCATGTTTGTTCTGCTGCTGTCTCAACTGGATTATTTCTGAATATGATAAGGCAGATTTAGGATTGTTCATCTTTTTTGTGTGAGTTTGCGCGAGAGGAAGTTGCTTTTCTTCACTACCATCCTGCGCCATGTGTGTATTTTGTTCCATTCGATTATCGTAATTCTGTGATTGTTTTTATGTCATTTCATTGTAGTAAGCAATGCTAAAACTGGACGCAAAAGTATGGGGTCCACATTACTGGTTTGTATTGATGACAACTGCAGTAAATTATCCGGACCACGTCAATGATGTCACCCGTAAAAAATACTACGATTTCATCCAGAATTTCTCGATGCTCATTCCCGACCCAGAAATGTCGGCGGAGTTCGACCGAATGCTGGATAAATATCCGGTCGCGCCTTATTTAGATAGTCGCGACGCATTTATTCGATGGGTACATTTCATTCATAATCGGTATAATGTCATCCTGATGAAAGATGAGATGCCTTTACATGACGCACTCGAGAGATATTATCTGCATTATCGCCCCAAACCGATACAAATCATGGAGGAATTGAAGTATCGAGAGAAGCTAGTGTATTTGTTGTTGCTGGTGGGTTTGGGATATGCGGCGTATTATTATCATAATCGGTGAATACCGGTGAATACCGGTGGATACCGGGATATAATCCATGTTATATATAACCATTCGTCGAGAGATTACAAATGATAAAAACCGAATATATTGTCTTTATTATTACCGCTATTCTTATTGCAAACACCTATTATGACGGACAACTACTAAAATTATTTCAAAGCAATCAGAAGTGGATTAAAATGGCGACATTTGGATTTATCGGTCTTTCGCTGTTTCTTTTTTTGCGCCGCAATCCTGAAAACTCTAGGCAGTTGTTCTATCATGCCAATGATATTATCAAGTATATGCCAATAAGCAAGGGGACAGCGGATATGATAACGCCGTTTTTTGATATGACCGGGGTTCCGCCCCCGAACGACGGCGGTGCGATTGGGGGTCAAACGAGCAGAGCGAGTAGCAGTGCGATTGGCCGTGCGATGAGTAGCGCGTTGGGGACAACTCCGTCGTTCGGGGGCGGAACCCCGGGCGGAACCCCCGGCGGACCCCCCGGCGGAACCCAGGGCGGCAGTGCCAGTGAACGCCGTATATTGAACTCCGGCAAGGGGTCTAGCAAACGCAGTGTCAGTGAAACCAAGAAGAAGTATGTAGCCGCGCAACAAGGATGGAAATGCGGTGACTGCCAGCGTCAACTACCCGCATGGTTTGAGGTCGACCACGTGATAGCTTTAGAACATGGCGGGTCCAACCATGTAGATAATTTAGTGGCTTTGTGCCGAGATTGCCACGGGAAAAAGACGGCGATGTCATTTTTATGATTTGTTAGGTGAATGAATATTGAATCGCCAACAACAAGCGTAGTGGTATTCGCATTATTATATCTTATAATTATAACTGGGTCTGGTTGTTAGAATTATAAATGGATGATTCGAATTCATCCGTTACAAAGTTAATAGACGTATTACCATTGATTATTATATCCGTTATTGTTCTCGTCGGATTTTTCACATGGGAAGTATTCACACAACATCTTGCGCCGTTTATATTGTTGATAACCAGTATTCTATTTGCGATATGGTTATATTCCGGTGATGTCAAATCTTATCTTCGATGGAGAGACGCAAGTAAGGCTATAGGCGGTGACCCAATTATTCCAGACCCAGGTGATAAATTAAACCTAGATGGGGTAAAGATTGTAGCTGCATTAATATTATTATTATTCGTAACCGGATTAACACTAGGTATTACAAGTTATAAAATCGGTAAAAGTATCGAGAGCACATCAACTCAAATCAATGTGATGAATACATTTGGATATGGTTTCATGGGTATTGGTGGTATTATTATCTTAACACTTCTATGGAAAGCGTTTCAGTCATCGAACGACGACGGTGGGGCGGGCGGTGCCGGAGACGGCAGTTCGAATATATTCAAACTCATAGGCGCCGCACTCGCGTTTTCCGTATTTGGTATTTTTATGGCGACACGTGCCGCGAATCTTAAGACTGCCGAATCACAACAAGTCATAGATACGGACGCAGTACCAACATCGATTGCGAATACCGTATTGCATATTGGTGTCGTAATGCAAGTCATCGCGCTGTTGGTGGCGTTGTATATGTTGTATCGATACAAGTTATTTCACATGGACCCTAGTGATAGTAAATTTAAGCTGTTATATAAGTTCGTGCCATTTATAGTTACGATTTTCACAGGTATCATGTTCATAGTAGTCCACTACAATCCCAACCTTTCCGCTAAAGGTGTCGAGGAAGGAACCGACAGAAATAACATGTACGCTGCGCATGCAATCGTGTATTTTGTTATTGCAGGAATAACTCTACTGATGGCACTTGGAGAAATGAATACAATTACAATATTCAAGGGTATCGGTATACTTGCAGTAGTGGGGTTAATCGGTGTATTTCTTTGGAACTTCATCGCATTGAATAGAAATGATAATTTCAATTTAAACGTGGAGGAAGACGCAAAAAATGGGAACGCATATTATCAACAGGTGCGCGATGAAGTCATCAAAGAGTTGAAGGCATCTGGAAAACCAGAAGACGTAACCGATACGGTCATAGACCGTAAAATACAAGAGCGTGTCGACGAGTTGAACACATCGAACCAAACTGCTGTGTTGACAGCGAATAATATGTTGCTAATCATTGTGGTCATTCTTACGATTATCATCGGACTAATGTACGCCGCGAAAATGAAAATCGTTGAGTGTGCGGCACTACCTGTGTCTATCAAGAATGTTTTTACCAGAAAATGTGATGCTACTACAGATTACGTAAACAATCCAATATTAACTAAACAATTCACGAATGACGGAGGGGGTCCTGCAAATATCGAGAAAATGACTGGCGATGATTGGGATGAAGTAATGAAAGAAACATCTGGCGGTGCTTTTAGCCCGGTCGGTGTGACTCTTGCCTCCATGTCGCGATGGATTCCATTTTTTACAATTATTCTCATCATTCTTTGTGTTTCGATTTTGTTCACAAATGTAACCACATCCGAAGCCACAATGGAATGGATTGCGAAATCGTTCCGCGGCGATATGTTCCCGAAAGTAAAAAGTCTCCTTGATACGTTTTTTATTGTATTTATTGTTGGTCTCATATTATGCTCAATACTAGTATTACCGATGGTGCGGAAACAGAACGTGGGTGGTTTAGATGTGATTAGCAAGTTCATTAATTCGATTCAGGTGTGGCAATATAATGAAGACTCTACGCTGAATCGGATGAAAATTATTGTCGCTGTTGTTGGTTTTCTTGTAGTATTTTTCTATGGGTTATCATGGTATTGGACTTATCTTAGAATAAGAGGTAACAACGACCCAGCTCTCCCTGACAGATTTATACTACCATTAGTGTTGGTTATTCTTTTTGCGATTTGTTGCATTCCTGCGTTTTATCATATTCCAGGAAGCGAAGTTCATAAAGATTTCGAGAAGGACGGTATGTTTAAGCGCGGGTTACGACTCTTCTTTACATCGGCGTACTTGGTTCCATTATTGTTGGTTGTCTTCTTCAAAATCGTTATATATGGCATTATATACTTATTTGAATGGGCATGGGCATGGGTGAAAGCAAAAAGAAATGTAACATATTCACCAATGCTTAAAGAACCATTGGAGAAAGAATTTGCAAAACTCAATTTCACAAAATGGCATGCAGCGACCCTCCCCGACAGAGGAACCGATCTTCGAATGTTTGGTAGATTGTTTGGTGAAATCTTGATACCGAAGGATGTTGTATCAGGAGGGGCACCCGTTCTCGCACCCGCCGCAGCAGCCGCAGCCGCAGCCAGTTCGCCCCCGCCTACATCCACACCAGCGAATAATACTGAAACCCCTGAACAAGGCAAAGTAAATGCAGTCGGTCAACTCATCAAGGTGATATTCATCGTGATTATATTCGTCATACTGATATTATTTATTGTGTATACTGTCTACAAAATCAGTGCCGAAAAACAACAACCTGATGATGCATCTGCTACTGCCGACGGCGGGTTTGTAGCGCAACTTAACACGCCCACTGCCCACGCAATATACATTATTATGGCCATCGTCGCAATCGCCGGTTTTGTCGCATATCTTCGAGAAAAGTTCAAATCGGCCAACACGCAAACCCCCGAAGACTACGTATTCAACGACCTTAAACCGGAAGATTCGAATAGCCCGATGCGCCAACTCACATTCGGAATGACGCATATTATTTATATTATACTGATGATTGTTGTTTGGGCATATGATACGGATAAGGATGACAGAGGCCGTATGTCTGTCATTGGAATGACATTTTTGGGTATCGCAATTATATTCTTTCATTACGTCTTAGAGCTCATCGATAACAAGTTACCCTCGGAACCAGGTGCAGCGGCAGATGCACCCCGAGCACCAATGTCGAATCTCTTATCAAATATCCGCTTCATCATCAATACGGTGTTTTTGATTATCTTAAGCATTCTTGCGTATTATAAGCAACACGGTGTTATGGTCACACTCATCGTGATTATGTTCTTATTTCATCTTTCAAAATCGATTCTTGGTGTGAAACTATTGAAACTCTTGTGGGCCTGTATTATTTATATTCCTTGTCTCTTCTTGGACCTTCTCAATAGTTCACAATCTGCAGTTGGCGACACAACTCGTACCATCTGGGTTATTGTGGCCATCGAATTACTTCTCATCGCCATTTTATATGGTGGACCTTACCTAGTGAACTATATCGGCGCATCCGCCTCTCAAATTGTCGCGAGTCCTGTTTCATTGAAGCAGTTATATGACACGAATCTCACCACCCAAAGCAAGGAGATTTTCATCTACCATAATACGGGCATTGACCGTACAGATGCAGACAAGGTGGCAAACTGTGCACCAGAAGAGAAGAAGAGGTATCATTACGCGATTTCTGGTTGGTTTTTCTTGAATAATAATATTAGTACCAAGACCAGCGATTTAGAAATATTCAATTTCGGAGATGTCCCCAAGATGACATATAATCCATCGAAAAATGAGTTGAAGATTATTTGCGACCAGTTGAGTATGGTAAGAGACGGTGGGTCTACTATGACGGAGTTATACAACTCTAGGAAAAATTATAATGCAGTTATTCGGGCAGGCCACTCTACAAATGAAGACGTGAATAAACAAATAAAATCTACGGTTGATATGTCATTGGAAGGCGAAGAATTGGATGCGGATATTCCTCTTCAACGGTGGAACTATTTCGTTATCAATTATGACGGAAAGACGATGGACTTCTTTTTGAATAACAAACTTATATTCAAGAGTGATTTCATTATGCCCGATATACAATTGAAACCGATTACTGTAGGAAGTACTACTGACAATAAGGGGCTTAATGGGTCGATTTGCAATTTCGCGTTTCACAAGTATCCTCTTACGAAGGAGCAAATCCGGTGGACATATAATATGTTGAAGTCGCAAAACCCGCCGATGATTGGAATGTCGACGGTAGAAGACCAGGTCAAAGTGACGGATAGTACAAAGGTGTATTCGCGATGAAATGGAATGGAATGGAATGGAATCATGGACCGCTGACCGCGGTATGAATGTATTATAATATCTACAATATTTATACGAATAATTATTATTATAGATGAACGCCAAACTTGTTCTCGCAGTTGTTATTATTCTTCTATTACTGTATGTCATTTTTAAGGCATTGACGACTACCTATACTAGTTTAGGAACGATGCAGAAATGGGAGAATAAAACCACATTACAGGGGTCAAATCTACCCAGTAATTTCAAGGCAAATAGTGCAATTTCTATTTGGTTTTATATTAAGAAATGGATAAGTGGGGCAAAGGTCATTACTTTTCAAAAGGATACTACTACGCTTTTCCAGGTTCAATTCAAGGCATCTACAAATACTATCCAGATTTTCCCTCAGTCCGGTAGTCCGCAATCTGGCAAAGATTGCGACATCTCCGATTTTCCTCTTCAAAAATGGGTCAACCTCATTATCAGTTTCAATGGTTCCGCGATGGATGTCTACGTGGATGGTAAAATGGTGAAATCATGTGTCGTTGATGGTGGTTCCAAATTGGCCGATACAGCTACTATTATTTTAGGCGATGATGCTCCTGCAATAAAAACAGCTGATGTTGGATTTATCACCAACGTGAAACTGAAAGCGACTCCTATTGCACCGCAAGAAGCGTGGGATATTTACTCGCAAGGATTCGGTGGAAGCCCTTGGAGCGATATTCTCAATAAATACAAGGTGAAATTGAGTTTCATTGTAGATAACCAAGAACAGACAAGCATCAGCACATAGGATGCAATGCAATGGAATACGGAATACGGAATACAGAATACGGAATGTAATGTAATATGGAATGCTTTTTTATTCGATATATATAGTAA